ATACTTAATTAACTTCTCTGATGTCTCTGTGTTGAACTGGTTGGAAGGATTACTTACTCTAGCACAAAACGCAACTAACTCCTGCACATTTAATAAACCTTCATCATACATTTCTTGAGAAGGTTTACTATAACTAATCAATTTAACTCTCAACATTTTCTCCAATTAATAAACTTCAATTTGGCTTCCATACCATTGTAGGTGTTTGTATTTATTAGTTCTTTGATTTCTTCTGGATTCATTCCACCATGTAAAATCATATCATTAATATCTTTTTCTCTAACTGAATCTGGATACATACAAACACTATATCCTAGTTCAATATATTTTTCAAGTTGTTTTACGATCTCTTTATTACGAGGTTCGTTGTCCATTACAATTGTTGCGTTAGATAACAACTTCCTAATAGTAGGGGTATCAAAACTACTTCCTGATACAGCGATTGCGTTTTCAAGAAATAGAGAGTCAATTGGTCCTTCCACCACATATATTCTTCTTCCGAAGTCAATTCTGTCCAGTCCATAAATCTTTTCCTCACTATCATCTACCTTGATGGTAAAATACTTAGGATCCTCGCTACCGTATGCTCTACCTTGAAACGCAAAACATTTACCAGCATTGGTAAAGTAAGGAATAATCATCCTTGGATGCTCATCTATAATGGGTTCTTGAAACTTTGCTGTAACAGAGTTGACGAATGCTTTAAATTTTGGAGCAAAATAAAGAAGATGCCATTGTTTACGAGGAATCTTTCGCTTCACCACATATTGAACAGCAGGGTGAGTTATATTTAGCATGTCAATTCTAGACAGTGGTGACAAAATATCATCTTCCAGCAAGTCTTCTACAACTGGCTCTGGAAGGATAGATTCTACATCTTTGTGGGAGTTGTATCTGGTTGCGCCAGATTTGTATCGTTCAAGTACATACTCATCATAAAGACGAGTATCAACATACTTGATTAGATTGCCGATGTTAGTGGAGTATCCACAGTTATGGCATTTACAGAATAAGTCTTGTTTTGCTCGATAGATGTAACCACGAGCCTTTAACTTATTTTTAGATGAGTCACCACATACTGGACAAGAATAGTTCCAGAGGTATTCATTTTTTTGTTTGAAATTTCGAAGTCGTGCGCCAAGCATACTGACATACTTCGTATCAATGTATAACATTACAAAATCTCCACGGATAGAGTATAATTATACCCTATGCATCATTACAAAGCAAGTTTTATTTTATGTACTTTACAATCTCGTTGACATGTCCGAGAAGAAACCCTGCAACTCCAGCACCACCAATAACATACCATTTCCACTGTTCAAGTGCAGACACTCGACTATTCATCTTTTCTAAATCTTGCACAACATCTTTTTTAATTTCAGCATGTTGATCTTGAGATATCTTTGCATTGGCTTGCATTTTATGCTCGATGCGAGTTTGCATGTCGTCAATTTTATCAACAATCTCTCTGTTACTTGTAGTGATGCGAGAATGTATCTCTTTGATATCATGCTTCACTTCAGTGACATCCTCTTTAATGGCTTCTACTTGGGCTTCCAATTTTGCTATTCTCTCTGATTCAATCATTTGACACTCTCAAAAATGTTCTTTTGTGTTTTGTACCAGTCAATCCAAATATCAGCCTTAATTTTGCATTCATGATATTGCCCGTAATTGTCCACTACGACTTTCAACACTTCACTTAACTTCTCAGTAGGTTCAGTTTTTTTCAAGTCAGGACACGCTTCCATGAGTTCAGGTGGAACTGATGGAAAAGTTCTTTTGACTGGTGTAGAAGAACATCCAGCCATTAATAATACTGCTGCAACAATTAGGAGTCCTTTCATTTCTTTGCTCCTGGAGTTGCTGCTGCCTCATTTAGTATATCGACTGCTTCTGGTGCAACTTTACACATAGAGTCAATTTTTGCTTCAACTGTTTTAATATGTTCTTGAATGACTACCTGAGTCTCTTTAACATATTTAATCTTTTCTTTTACTACAGTTTGGATCTTATTATTTGCATCTTTTGATTGTTGTTCGGAAACAGCAACCTTTTGTTCCAATTCTGCGACTTTATTTCTCCATGACATTTCAGTGGAGTAACTACCATAAAAATAAATTCCACCAACTAAGAGTAAAGTTCCAATAATTCTGGCTATTCCAGAATAAGGAATTAGTGGTGGTATAAATTTTGTAAAAAAACTAAGGGCATAGAGTGCTATGCCAGTAAACATAATACCAATAACTACTGTGTAGAGAATCGCATCAGGTACAAATGCTAGCATCCACATATTTATACTCCAACTGGTTTTGGTCTACGAACCATTGCCGCAAGTGTCATGTTACCTTGTTTATATTTCTTTGCTGCTTTTGGATCAATCTTTGGTTGATCAGTAGAAACAGCTGCACCAGTAGAATTTGCAGGTGCTTCTTCTTCTAGAAACTTCTTAACAAGAATCTCTTCTTCAATAAGAGACACTCTATTATCCATCATCTTAAGAAGTTCGACAAATTTTTCTTCAAGCATTGCATTGGTCATCTTACCATTTGTTTGGTATTGCTCTTTAACTAACCACAATGCAGCGATAAGAGACTTCATCTTACTCTCACCACCTGGAAGTCTATTGATAATTTTCTTTAAACCAAAAATTAAACGAGTAAGATAGTTGTATGCATCTTTCTCAGAATTTGTAGTTAAAGTATTAGACTTGCGCATGGTTTTACCGTGAGCATCAATAATGCCAAGATGATATGCGTCTGTCTGGTCAAATGGAGTGACCATCATTTTTAAAATTTTAAACGCTATTAAATTGTCAACTAATCTTGCCATTAGATTTCCCTTAAAGTACGGATGATTGTTTCATCTAATTTAATATCAGACAAAACAATTCCATATTCAGATACCTTCTCAGGCATCCTTTCAAGATAAACTAAGAAAGTTGCTAGGGAATCCCAGCAAGTTTCATCTATCTTATGGAATAACATTCTTGTTGCTGCATCGCCAAAAATGTTATAGAGTACAATAATATGATTTAGGATAAGTCGCTCTCGCAACTCTCCATTATTTTTATATCTTGAAAATAATTTTTTTAGATATAAAAACTTCTTTAGATCTTCTTCAAATTCTTGTACGCTGTTACACTGTGGGTTATCATAGTGATGCATTGCGTACAAGATAAAATTAGATTCATTTAGTTTTTCTTGAATCATATTCACTTTGTAATAATAATTTTTTCACATCAATCATAATTCGCCTTTTAATTAAGCAATAACAACACCATAAGAACCAACAATATGCCATTTGTTGTTAGTGAATAATAAACGAACAGTATCACCAACATCATTGAAAGTGATAGTAGTAAACCCAGATTTAGATGCTGGTGCAAGTACTGCGTCGCCACCATCAGTAATCATAACGATAGTTTTTTCTTGTCCTGTCACACCATCAGCAAATGATAGTGCTGCTGTACCAGTAGTAGTAAGATGAGTAATCGCTGCAGAGGTATTAACAACTAAAGAACCAGAACCACTGAGTGCTTGTGGAGTTGCACTTAGTCGTAGAAAACCATTTGAAATTGCTAGATTACCAGCAACATCTAGTTTTTCTGCTGGAGTAGAAGTACCTACACCAACTTTATCATTACCTGCATCAGTGTAAAGTAAGTTAGCGTCGTTGTCACCTGCGATACGAGTGTCTTGGTCAGCACCATTCGCATTGATAACAACTGGGGAGTTTAAGTTTGCTAAGAAGTTAGCAACTGTCAGCTTTTTGTTTGAACCACCTTGTACGATGTTCAGTAAATCAGCTGATGCAGCAGAGGTTGCTGCGGATAATTCGGATATCTTTTGATCTGCCATTTGGCTCTCCTATTTAAAATGTAGAGTGAAGGAGTTTGTAACAACTCCTTCTCGTTCTAGGTATTAGTATTTATTAACTATCTGCGACAGTTGAATCGTCTGCAGCATCACCAGCAGCTGCAGCAGTAAAGTCCAAACCACCAGCAACTAATATTTCAGACTTGTGGCGTGTATTTCCATTAGCATCAGTATAAGTGTTATAACGAACCCAACCTGGAGTTTTTAAACCCTTAGCACGATTTGATGCTACACCAGCTTCAGTGATATTAACACCGAATACTTTAGAAGAGTTGCCAGAACGACCACCACTTTCGGCAGACTCATGAGCAACGAATACTGGCTTCTCAGATAATGCATAAGAAGCACCAGCATTAACTGCAGTTACTGCAGCGTTGCCATTATTAGTTCCAGAAATAACACCAGCAACTGTATTGCTAGTGATACTTACGATTTGATAATCACGACCACCAGCAGTGATAGTGTTACCAGTTTTTGCTTCAGTAGTAAACAGAGTACCAGTACCAGTTACTACACCAGTTGTTGCAATAGCAATTGTGCCAGTAGCAGTTTTGCTATCTTTATTTCCCCATAGTGCCATTTTATGTCTCCTTAGATTTGGACTTTATTTATTCATTAGTTTTGAAGTGCCTGTAATCTTACGAGCACCAGATTTTGCCCCTGCTGGGCGACCACGACCACGCTTTTCAGCTGCTGGTTTCATTGGTTTTTTATCGTCATAATCATCAGCACCTTCTGGATCAGAATAGTTTGCTCCATAAGAATGTCCTTGAATTTTACGAACAGGTAGATCAGCCAATTTTATTTCAGTAATAAAATCTTTGTAAGAAATTTTAGTTGAGATTAAATTACCTTCATCATCGAAAGATTCTTTTACTGGTTTCTTTGCATCTTTCCAGCCTTCTACAGTTTCGCTACTAACACCTTTTGGATGTAGTTTAACAACTGCAGTTTTAATTTTTCCAGGTTTGTCTTCTTTTTCTAGACCAGCATACTGTGTACCCTCATTCATCTCAGAGTACATGTAATCAGCTGCAGTTTGAATATAGTCAGTAGCAAGAGTAATTTTAGATTGAACCCATTCTGGCAAATCAGTATCTGGCTTTAACATATCTTCAATCATTTCAGCACAGCGCACTAATGTTTTCAACTGATTTAAAGCCATGTCACCTTCGTAACCATACTCTTGCTCGTCTTTTGCTTCAGCCATATTTTTCATTTTCTGCATGGCTTGGCCAGCCATGTTAGCAACTTTACCAGCAGGATCTTTTTTAACATCAGCTTTGGTAGCTTTCTTCCAGTCACCTTCATGTTTGAAAGAAATCACTTTACCTGTTTTATCTTTTACAACTGTATCAGTAGCTTCTGTCTTCATCATCTGTCTTCCAATTGCTTTATTTAAATGTTGTGCCTTTTTATATCCATAGTCAGCTGGATCTAATTTTAAAGTACGATTAACTTGTGCACCTTTAGAAGCAGTCATCAAATTCTTCATTGTTTTGTTTTGTTTGGCTTGATCAGATCTCTCATCAATCTGCTCTGCTTCTTCTTTAACATTTGTTGGATGACCATTAATTGGTTTGCGTGAATCTTTCAACGCTTTATTCTCAGGTGTTCCCTTGATGTATTTACGATCTGGAACTGGAGCCACTGGTGCTTGTTCGTTTTGTTTACCATAGTAAGCACCAAGAGCCATTCTCATACGCTCTTTCTTAGACTTACCTTCAAACTTTGGATTAGTTGAATGAACAAAATCGTGGATCCAATCGCCAGCCTTAGCGTCTTTGGATAGAACTTCGTCTAGATGATCCAATTCTGTTTCATCTAATTCTTCTTCTCTTAATCCTGATGCACGCATTAGATTAGCAATAGAAGCACCACGAACTTTACGACCACTTGATTTTAAGTTCTGAAGTTTCTGCTTTGATATTGCAGCACGATTAAAGTCGAAAGATTCGTTGTTTTCTTCTGTATCTTCTTTACGAAGAATCTTAAAGTCTTGGGCATCAAGTTCACCATTGTGATTCTTGTCTAGTTTCTTTTGTTTGCCCTTCAACGCTTCCATGAATTGATTGTATTCCATTTTATTATCCTATGTTCTTCATGCTAGAACGAAGCATCCAGCCGTGTTTAGCATGTGTATCTAGTCGGTCTGCAATAAAGTTGCATAGACCTTGTTTATTCTCATTCGTAGCAAGTGCGAATACTTTATTTAGGCTTGCAATTACTTTATCGTTATCTACGATTAATGAAGAGAGCATTTCACGAAGTAATTCAACACGATTTTCGTTCTCTTCAATTGTTTTGTGACGATATAATTCACCAAGACTAACTGGAGTATAATGATCTAAGGCACGAATTTGTTCTGCAGTTGGGTCTACAGAGTTATAAATGTCAATGTAAAGATCACCTAAAAATGCATGATACTGTGGGAACTCAATACCTTCAATATTCCAGTGGTAGGTATGAGTTTTAAAATACATGAAAGTTTGATTGGCTAACAGTACTTTCAATGCGGTTACTAATTCTTCCATATTAACAATTCCACTTTCTTAGAGCCAATGCTTTTCTAGTTGGCTCGCCATTTGGTTTCTTCATTGGACCTTCCATACCACCCATACGAGCACAGAAAGATCTACGACGATTAGCTGCTTTGCTATCTTTCTTTAATTTAGATGGAGGAGTAGTAACTGGTGCTTGTAGGTGTGCACCATGAGCATTATATGCATCACGACCTTTTTGAGTAAGTCCACCAGTAGATGACTTATGTCCTTTAGCATCAACTGCATACTCTAGTAGTTGTTCGTCAGTAAACTTTTCGAACTTTTCCCAAAGAACTTCTGGATCTATATTATGTAACAATTCCAGTTCATTAACAACAGATTCGATTAAATCGAACTGTGCTTCAACTTCTTCATTCTTTGGTTTCTTACCAGCTTTCTTCATGGCAATAGCAATTGCTGCTTGTTGAGCCATATTAGCAGCCTCATTAGTTTGAGACGCTTTTAATGCAGCAGCAGTAGGAGCACCTTTGCTTCCAGGTTTACGCATATGTTCGCCAGAACCATTCTTGATTCTTTCTTGTTTAGCGTGGATGTTATCCCACAATCCACGCTTGCTTTCTTTAATGCATGAACCTTCTGCACATGGAGCAGTACCAGCTTTACGCTTGTAACCCTTCCAGCAGTTACATGCTTCTTCTATATGATTGATAAATGTTTTCATTTAATTTCCTTAAAATACAGAAGGCATATTGCCTTTTTTAACTTTACCTTTAGACATTCTAGCCTTCTCAACTTTACGAACTCTAACTACGAGTTTTTGAGCAACACGATTGACTAAATCTTTTCTTTTTGCTAATTGTTTTTCAATCTGTTCTTTATCGCCAACAGAAACTTTTGATGGGTTACGACCACGCAACATGCGTTTCTTAATTAGTTTGATAGCCAATCTTCTTGCACGACTATTGATAGTCTGTGGGTTTGCATAACGATGCACATTAATCTTTGTTGTACGAGTGCGCTTCGCTTGGGATCTGCGTAGACGAATTCTGCCTTTTAATCTTTCTTGACGAGATAAAACTTCCAGCAATTCAATTTGATTTTCTTCTGGGTGAGGTGGAATAACTTCTTCGTTATCTTCGTAAACTAAATCCCACTCAGTGTGTTCATCTAAACCTAATAATTCTTCTTCTGGTATTTCTTCAATCATCAAATCAATTTCTTGTTCTGACAACTCAAATTCTTCTTTAAAAAATGGGTCATTGTATGGTTTGTTTTCTGTTCCCATTCCTGGACGCTCTTCTCCACACTCACATGGATTCTTACCACATTCAGGACAAACTACTTTTTTCTTGGCTTCTTCTAATTCTTCTTCTTTGAGTTGACCATGTTTCTTTAGGTCATTATCAAATTGTTTAACAGTTGCTTTGTTGATGCCTTTGAAACGCTTGTCGCCTTTAGCATAATTACCAGAAACATCAGCTGCTTTAGCAGAAGCATGAGAAGCAGTTTTATATCTTGCTAATAGATCAGTTGATAGTTCATCAATCTGATTTTGTTCATTAACATTCTTTTTCTTATCATCGTAGTTATAGAATGTTAGAAAACCTTTTACTTTACCTTTTGGTTTTTGTACTTGGTTATTTCCTGCAGCTTCTGGACTATTTGTATCAATCTTATCTGTACCATTTGGCTGGATAGCACCTTCTTTAATTTCTTTTACATCAGTAATCCACTTTGAAACTAATTCACCTGCTTGGTCTTTTAACAGTAGATGATTTGAACCACGCTTAACAATCTCATAGTGTTGTCCACTTGACTCAACCAATTCACCAATATTGAAGATCTCTCCACGGAAATACTTCTCACGGAGTTTGTCTTTAACTAGGACTAGATTTTCTTTGATTGGTTCGATACCCATACCAATACGCAGTTCATTCATTAGACGCTTACCGTCAATGTCACGAATGGTGGAAGGGAGTGACTTCTTAAAGTCTTCGTAGATACCCTTAGTTGCAAACTGCTTCATTTTGGCAGTTTCTGCATCAGGGTCTTTAGTGCCGATTGAGATAATCTCAACGGATGCTGATTCTTTTAATTTTCTAAATTCATCAAACTGGTCTGCGCCAGCAATGATGATAACATTTTTATATTTTTCGTTTAGTTGTTTAACTACAGATGAAAAGAATGACTCACCCAAAGATACAATCTTAACCTTAGGAAACATTAAGTTAAGGAATTGGGATTTCTTTTCTTCTTGGAGGGATTCAGTTGGAACTGTATAGACAATATGATCAGCCTTGCGCTGTTCTGCTACAACTTGTACTGTTTTAATTAGGAGTTCGTGTGCTGTTGTAGGAGGATTGAATTCCCCTAAAGCACATACGACTGTATTAGTCGGTAGTTGTCTAATAAATTGTCTGTAATTTTTCATGTTTATCCATCTATAAAAATGTGTTCTATCTTTATTTAGGAGTTACATTACTGCAGATAGCCCTTGTGCAACAGCTACAATCCATCGCATGGCGATCTCATCGGAAGCCAATTCTTGCTGGGCACGGATCTCAGCGATCTCTTTTAGGAGGAATATGTATTCCTCTTCAGTTAATTGACCCTGTTCATAGTTCTCACGAATAACTAGGATCTCATTAGCCAGAGAAGCAGCTGGACCACCTAGTCCTGCTTGCTCTCTTAATTCGTTCATTATACTCATTGTCTTCCCTTCCATGCATCGAGTGTAACTTCCACTCTAGTTTTATTGAGTTTTAGTAGACTTTCGCAAAAGGTGGCACTTTTACTATTATGTGCCTTCAACAAACTTTCTTCCAGACTAGCAATGGCTTGGCTCTGTGGTTCACTTCTAAAGTGAGTATAAACCTTTAAATGATTAACACGATCTAATAGATTATCCCAATTCTTAGGTTCTGCGCAAGTGGCTTTGTTTAAGTCAGTTTGAATGTAAATTAGATTATCAAACATAACTGGGTCATGTGGCTTAGGGAATATAACTGCACAACCTGATAGTGCTACTGCTAAAACTAAAATTAGTTTCTTCATTTTACTCCCATATGATGGCGCAAAGTATGATATAGTTCTGTCTTGTCTTCTGGTTTCATTTGAGATGACAGATGAGATTCAAACTCTTTCTGATTACCACTTGAAGCAAGACCTCTTAGTTTAGTTCCAGAAATACCTTCTGTGCCTTTGGCTTTTTCATCTCGTTTACCAGCATTTGCAAATTCAATTTTATCAAAGTTATAATAACCATGAGCACCTTTTTGTCCATTATATTTGGTTAGCAAGTCGTGCATTGGTTTGCGATCTTCACCACCAATAAGGACTAATTTTTTAGCACCTTGTTCATATGCATGTGAAGCATGGTGCAGTACTGTTGGTCTGGCTTTATCAGCAACTTTGATATTTGTTTTAGGGAATGCTTTTTTGGCAAACTTTAATTTAACATCTGGTGGAAGTGGATTAGATCCATCTTTAGTTGCATGAGAACCAGAAAGGATTAATTCATGCGATGCATTTCTTTTATCGGCTTCGTCATGAATTTTGTTTACTAATTTTTCATGACCAGCAGTTGGAGGATTCATACGACCATATGCCATTACATGTTCTTGAGAAACATCGGATTTTGGTTTTGGTTCACCACGAGACTTTAGTAGATTTTGGCGAGCAAACTCTGCACGATTAACTAACTTAGTTGGCTCTGTTACACCATTATGAGTATGATTGTAAACAAAACCTTCTGGCTTGGAAGCGACACCACCGATGGCATGAGCATAAGAACCTTCATTTGATTCTAGACTATTAACCAATTCATTCTTTGCATTGGCAAGATGACCATGCATTTTCAGTAGATTATCGTAATGTTCTTTGTTCTTTTCAATGTGATTAAGTTGATCACCAGTATGATTAATAATCTCTTGTTTCTTTGCAGGAGTTTTAATCTTATCAAACTTCTTTTTCATTTGTGAAGAAACATGATTAGAAAACCCTTCAGTTGAAGGTGTTTCTCCAGTACGAACTGTTTGATTAATGTAAGTTGCTAGGTGGCCAGATTCACCACTATGCTCTGGGTGAATCGCTTTATACATCTTATCACCTTGAGTCTCATGAATCTGTTTTGCTTTTGACAGTTCACTAAGAACTTTTTGCTGAGATTGTTCAGAGTACTTTGCACCTGATGCATCATAGCTGGCAGTATGATGATACATGTCTGGGCTATGACCAAATTCACTTTCAGAAACATTACCAGTAGCACGCATGTTGCTAAGATTAGTTCCTTCGTATTTGGTATGAGTAACTACACCCATTTTTGACTTGTTGATTGCTTTGGCTTTGTCACCAGAAGCAGTATAAGTGATAGTGTTTGGAGTGAAAGAAGTTTTGTTACCTTCTTTATGCAGGTCGTTATGAGTATACATAACATCACCTTGATAAACACCTTTCTTTGGAGCAATCTTTGGTAGATGTTCTAAACCTGCTTTTAATTTTTCTACAAGACCTGGAGCATGTCCATGATTCTTTTCGATATCTTCAGGTGTATAATTTAACTTTGGATTTTTATTAAATGCAGACTTTGATGCAACAAAGAATTTATTGTTCTCTGGATTATGTCCATAAACAATAGATGGTGAACCATCATACTTCATTGTCAACTTGTTTGAATTCATACCTTGTTTGGTATGAAAGTGTGCTCCATGAAGAGCATTATACGCATGGTGAAATCCTTCTGCTCCATGGAACAATGGACGATCCTCAGCATGAGTAATGTGTTTTAATTTTGCACCTTCTTCAGTCGGTGCAGCCTCAGTTAAAAAGTCTTTAAATCCTAGCATCATATTACTATTATATCCTAATTTGCAATATTGGTCAACAATAACCCTACAGAGTTGAGGGGATTATTGGAGTTTAAAAGTCCCTACTGCGCTCTTATGAGCACCAGAGGAAGACTTAATTGTGTAGCGAGCAGCAACTACTGGCTTACCAGTCTTAGCATGGATACCTTTAATAGTAACCGATGTTCCTTTTCCTGGAACTACATGTAAGGAGTCTGGCTTGAATTGCGCTAGGTGTTCGTCTGCTAAACTGTGCATTGGTTTAATAACAGATTCTGCTTCACCGCTATCTTTAACTTTACTATGAACAACTGTATGAGGAATGTGAGTATTCGGTGATACATTTTGACGAATGATATTCGCCAATTCTTCTGGTTTATGTTGGGATAATCCTTGAGCAAAAGATTGAGTCATCTGAGTTCTTGCCGCAAGATTAGATGCACGAGCAGTCTCTGCTCTTTGTTTTGCTTGTTGCTCAAATGCTGCTTGTTTCTTTTCTGGTAGTGCATCGTGCGCTTGAATAAACTTCTCCAAGTGTTCATGCATGATTTTCTTTTTACCTGTTAGTTTCTTACCTGCTTGAATTGCAGCAAGTCCCTCAGCATGTTTTTGACGGATATCTTTAATATCCATCTCATCAATCTTAGTCTGAATGTTTCTTTGATCAGCAGAACCATTATAACCTAATTTTTCCATAGCATCAGTATGGTGTTGCATTGGAGCAGCAAGAGATCCAGATGGTAACTTAGCAGTCTTCTCTAATGCGTCAAGTCCTGGATTGCGATAGTTAGGCTCTTGTGAACCATATTTGGCAGAGATGCCATGATATCCAACTGCCTTACCTTCTTTATCGTGAAGTGTTACAATTAAGTCAGCGTTGGAATTAACATCCTTAACACCAGTAGTTTTTTCGTGGTCACCAGCAACATTTGGTTTATCAGCATTTGATGTCCAATGAACATTACCGATATGAGCATGATCACCAATATGTCCTTGGTCTTTCATGCTTTGTTTAAATGCATCTGCAGATTGTTTAGCGTGCTTGTCAATTTCGTTATATGCTGCAGGTGGGATCTTTTCTTTTAGTTTATCATGCACTTGTTCTGGAGTACCAGCATGGTCTGGATTGTCAGAAAATGAACGATGATGTTCTGGAAGTTTAGTTTCAGGATGAAGGTATTTGGCTAAAAGCAACTCATGGAGTTTACCTTTATCATCTGATTCAACAGCTGAAGACTCTGCTTCTAAGAGCAATTCTTCGTTTAGAATTTCTTCTTTAAGAAATGATTTAAAATTTAACATTTACCACGGATCCCCAGATAACTTTAAAGATGATGCCATCTTTTCTGATTCAAACTTAAAACGAATCTTCATGATTTTCTTATCACCAGCTTTTACACCAATTGATTCGTTGCCTACTTTTTCTAAAGTGATGGGATATTTTCCGAGTGCTTCTAACTTCTCATTCTTTACTGGATCCATCACTGTTGCTTTGTACGGAGGTTTACTCCCCTGCCCTGTAACTTTAATATATGGTGGATACATAACTTCTGCATCCATCCAATCATTTAAAAGATACTTGAGTAGTTCTTTTTGATTAAACTTTTCAAGTCTCTGTAATAATTTATCTCTCATCTCTTCCATCATTTTAACACCAATGGCTTCAGTCTCAATTTTAACCTTTGGATTTGCACGAATGTATAGTTTTCTTGCAGTAGCTGACTCTGGAAGTTTATGAGTCTTAATGGTTTCTTCTAGCAACTTTTTATACATGTCTGCTAGATTCATGTTTAGGTTTCGGTCAATAGTTCCAACACCTGGATTCTTAAAACCAATATCACCCTTAGTTTGTGTTGCTTTGGCAGATAGTCCTAACCATCCATTTGCTGGACCACCACCAAACTTAACTAAAATATCTGTTGGGTTTTTCTTTTGATCAACAGGCTGTCCAACTGCAGAAGACATTGAGTTTGGTCTTGCTGTCCAATAAACACTTTTAATAGTGATGGAAGAATAACCATTTTGCTTAGCCCACTCTTTAAACTTTTCTGCCATTGCTTCGGCTTTACCCTCAGCATCTTTAACTTCTTCTGGCTTGGCTTGTTTAACCCTCAGAGTGTACTGTGCTTTGGCTTGAGAATCAAACCATTTCTTACCAGCTAAACAGTAGCCAGTATATATCTCGTTAATGTCTGATAGAACAGTATTTGCAGTCACAGGAATAGCCCATTAATAACCCAGTAAGGTTATTTAGGCTTCCTGCATGCTCGTTGGTATTTTCTCTCCCAGACTAGGATCTTGCGGAGGAGAAGAGGGATAACCTCGTTGTTACGATCTGTGCGAAATATTCTTTGAATACCTGACAGTGTTTTTGAAACCTTATAGGTCTTTGCATGACGAATCAAATCAGCAACAGGAATGCTTGGTCGTTTGGTTTTAAAGTCCATATAAACACAATGCGCATATGCTTCAATCTCGTCTCTACCAGCATGATAATCTCTATTATTATCGATGCGTTCTATTCCAGTTTTAGCATAGTAAACCTTAGTGGCGCAGTATTCTTCTGGTTTGCCGTAGTACTGTTTACAATGTATTAGTTCATGCATTGCTACTTGAATAGTTCTGTATTTGAATCTTCTCCATGTAGCATCGGTAAACTTATAGTGATTAAAGTCTGTGTCTGGACTTGTCCAAATATCTAATTCAGAACAACCCTTGTCTGGATAGTAACCACCACCGACTGCTATGCTTTTTGTTGGCTTCTTTTCATAGTGCCATACAATAGAAAAACGCCACTTCTTGAAGTAGTTCCTCAAGCCAGTAGCGTCGTTTTTGTATTTGTCTAGGTCTTCCCAGACCTTGGATGGGATGAACCTTGCTCTAAAAGGCAATTCCTCGAAATTCAACATCTGCATAAAATCGAAGTCTAAACTCTTTAGGTAGTTCATAACCTTCCCTTATTTTAATTCATTGGAGTTGTTTCCCTAAAAATGACAATATTTTGCCCTGCTCTTCTAAGTTTGTATTATTAAACTCAGTGATGTAGGGCATCAGTTCAAAATTTGATAGTAGATTACTATATTTAGTTGCTCGACCTTTTAGGAAAGTCTCAGACTGATCTGAACCACGATCCACATATCGTTGTTTTAGAGTGGCATCAGGAACTTTCAAATAAACTACTTGTAAATCAACACCTTGCATATTCATAGCAAACTCAAGGAAAGACTGATTGAAGATTCGGTCTCCCTCAAATAGGATGTTAGAGGTGGTTTCTTTAACGAACTCCTGAGCAATCGGTTGGACTGCCATTGAAAGGCGATCTGTTCCAGCAAAGGTTTCTCCATCCTCGTATTTCCCTAGTATGTATAAGTCTAATTCTTTACAATAGAGTGCAGGAAGCATCTTTTTAGGTTCGACTTTCTCCCATGTATGGCTTTCCATAAACTTGCGGAACAGGGTAGTTTTACCAGTTCCAGGTTGGCCACCCACAGCTACAATCTTACGCATTATGCACCTTTCGCATTTCTAATAAGCGACTTTAATTCTTCTTCTGTGAAGACCCATACACGACCAATAAAGTGATGTACATCTGAATCGATATCGTGTCGTTTAGTAAATGTCATTTTTTTGATTATATCCCTAGACATATTTTTTGTCAAGTTTTCTTTTATTTCATCCGCATATGTAGGAACAGTATCTTTAAGTTTCATTAACTCATGTGCTGTAACTTTATGGTCTACTGTAACTCGATTCATTTCCCAAATATCTAAAATATCTTCTGGGTCAACACCCAATGAGATTGTGCTACTAGCACCAGTTGAGGTAACAGTATAAGTTCCAGCAGCACCCATTGTTAGTGGCGAGATCCCAGTGGTAGTAATAACACTTAAATCATCCATAGTCCCACCACTGCTAGTTAATGTAATTGTATCATTCATGCAAATATCTCCAATCCTAATAAAACAGGTTCTTCATCTTCAAACATCCATTCCAAGTTCTCAAGTTTACCAGAGTTAAGGAATGAGCTAAATCTATCTTTATCAATACCATGTTTATGGTCTAATCTGAAATCAATGGTTTCGTTTCTGGCTTGCCATAGCACATCCCAATCAATACCATACCAACCATCCTTCTCACACTGCATAATTTCTTCTGCTTGTCTATCAAGGTAGTATCCAAGATAGCGTCCATGATTGGCTCTAAAGATTTTCTTAAATGAGCACAAACAAGTTTCCATAGTAAAATAATCTATAGACGATGCGAGTTCTGGAAATCTTGCTTTCGTCTCAGAAAGAATTTCATGGGCTTGTGCTTCAAGATTTGCATACTCGCTTGTAGTGAGTTTTCGATCCATATCGTTTTCTCTCCCAAGGGCGAGAAGAATTCCATTACGATGAGAGCGAGAGCCATCATAATCGTCCAACATGAGAGAAGTAGGATTGATAGGAACACCAGCGGTATGCTTAAGATGCTGAAGATAAAACCAAGTACTGTAGCGACCAAACTTATGCAGGCTAGACTTAACGCTTGTCCACAAATTATTAAAGTTGTCTTCCTCTGTGTGTCCATAATAACTCTGTATTTTATCTCGTTGAGTAGTGTTGCCGATGAAATTTTGATAGGATGAGAACATGGATGGCAAATGACCCTTGTTCCATTTGGTGTCAGTTTGATAACGAAGTCGTTTGTAGTTAGTAGTATTCCATTGAGTGATACGATCCTCAGTGGCTAACTCAAAGTCTGGAAATTCATTCATCAATACCCAAGCAGTTGGAAGATAGTATGTGTTACCATACAACCAACACAACCAGAGTTTCTGCTCATCATTATGTTCGTATCTTTTGTTCAAGTAGTTCGTTGCCCAAACAGCTGGATCGCAGTCGTCATACTTCAATGACCAAGCATACCAGCGAATGAACGCTTCTCTACGATTTTGTTCTAAGCGATAATCCATTATACTAAAAATTCTTCAAGTGAAGGTTGTTCCATTAGTGCTTCTCTTAGCCATGCTTTACCAACTGCATCAATTGCTGTTTGACTTTTTGCTCTTTTCTTATTACCCCATTTATAGGATTCTAAACCTTCAGCACGAAATTGTTCTCTGGCTTTGTATGGTGGCAGTGCTTGTAGTGGATTAACAATAGCATTATTGCGATAGTCTATTTGTTCCACTCTCGTAGGAAATAATGGTTGGTCAGATCTGAGAGAGCCAGTTGGATCGACTGCCCAGAAGATGAGACCATTTTTATTGTGCCATGTAACGGAAGACGGAGTGCATGACATTTTGAGTCGTTGGGTTTTTCGTTCTTCGACTGCATATTTGATCCATGTGTCCCAGCATTTACTTGCATAACCATTTCCTTCTTTACCTTCAAGTGTAACTATCTCATATAGATTCGCATAACCATCACGATTGAATGTCGCAAAGATTAGTGAAACAACATCACCATTTACTTCAAGAGCCAG